TCACTGTTGATACTACGGTCGCCGCCGCTGCTGTTACCCTGAGTTCCGCCGACTTCCAGAGCTGGGACGCATGGAAGAAGAAGGTGTTCTCCAAGCTTGGCATTCGCTACAAGGCCGGGGCCACCTTTATCATGGCGAATGGCACGTTTGAGGGCTACATCGACGGTATGGTTGACGCGAACGGTCAGCCCATCGGGCGTATCAACTACGGAATCACCGATGGCGCGCAGGAGCGTTTCGGCGGAAAGGAAGTTATTCTTGTCGAGGATGACGTTATCGCCAACTACGATGACGCTTCTACTGGCACCGTCGTAGCGATCTTCGGCGACCTGTCCAAGTACGCGATCAACAGCAACATGAGCATGACGATGTATCGTTATCTCGATCACGACACCAACCAGTACATCGATAAGGCGATCCTGATTGCCGATGGAAAGGTGCTGGACCCGGCCGCATTCGTAGTCATCAAGAAAGGCGCCTAATTAGGCAAGGTAGTTATTCTGGGGCGGGAAATTCCGCCCCAACTATTTTAGGAGGTAAAATTTATGTATCCTTTCAATCCCAATAAAGGCCAGACAATTCAGACAAATGCATCCGGCGTAGTTGCCGACATGGGATATATTGCAAATCTCAGTTGGACGGCGCTTGAAGCTGCTGCCGCTAACGCTGCCGGGGCTGTTCTGACCGAAGCCGCGAGCGCGACGGCGATTGTTACCGTCCTTGCTGCCGATATGCTGGCGCAGCCGCCTTGCGCGAGAAACGCCGTCGTGACCGTAGCGGCCACAACTGCCGCGCACGTTAAAGCTGCCGCAATCCGAGTTAACGGCCTTGACCTTGACGGCAAGGCTTTGTATGAGGACTTCACTCCGACCGAGGACACGCCCGCAACGCTCACCGGAACCAAAGCGTTTGCATCGTTTACAAGCCTTGTCATACCGATTCAGGACGGCGCAAGCGTTACAGTGTCGCTCGGCTGGGGCCAGCTTATCGGTTTGCCGTATAAGCTCTCCAAGAAGCGCGTTATTCTCACGCTCAATGATGGCGTGGTCGATACGGCCCCGACGCTTACCATTTCTTCTAGCGTTCTTGCGCTGAACACCGTGGACTTTAACGGCTCGCTCGACGGCTCCGTTATGGACATGTCGATCATCGTTTAGGTGGTGAATTAATATGGCTGCAACCAGAATCGGAGTGACACAAGGCGGAAACATAAGAAATTATCAGGGTCTTGCCGCCGATGATAAGCCGGTTGATGACGTCGGCAGCGGATCAACATTTTACGAACTGGACACCGGAACCGTGTGGACGTATGACGCGAACAATATTAACTCGGCCACCTCTGATGGGTGGTGGGCTATGTGAGTGCGACCAACGCAGCAATGGTAATGGCAATCGGAACGGCTTATGCAGAGATATACGTTGCTGAAAACAGCGCAGCACAATCAGTTCCGACCGGCTCTACCTACGCAAAAATAACCGCGTTTTCCACAAACGGAGCAATCCGAGGATGTACAGCGGACGCGGCAAATGACAGAATCGTCATTGTAAAACCAGGAAAATATCAGGTGCTGGCGTCGTTTGCTACCAAACTCGGTACAACCGATGTTGTATGGGATACCGCCGTGTTTGTAAATGATGCCGAGCAGACAAATGTTCACATGCGCCGGAGATTCAGCACCGCCGGATATACATTCAGCGTGTACTTTGGCGGGATTGTATCATTGAATGCGGGCGACGTTGTTGACATCCGCAGCAAGCACAACAACGGAAGCGCCGTGACCGCAACGGTCGAATATGCGAATCTTAATGTAATCAGAATTGGCGCGTAAGGGGTGAATAAAAATGTCGTTGCTTAGCACCGTCAAGCCGAGGCTTGGCATCTGCTACTCCGAAATAAATAAAGACGCAGAAATCCAGTCCATGATTGATGGCGCTATTGCTTATTTCTCGGGAGCAGGATGGGAGATTAATACTTTTCATCCATCCGCTCTTGCTACCGAGGCCGTCGTATTGTACTGCAAGATGGCACAGTCAACAGACCCTGCTGCGCTGACAAATCACCCGGTGCTTTTATCGTTTATCGCGCAGGGCCGAGTGAGCCCGCTGACGTGCGCGACGCCTACCACGGACCCGGTAGCGGGTACATACAGCGGCGCTCAGTCTGTGACGCTGGCAACGACTACACCGGGCGCGACAATCCTGTACACCACGGACGGCACGGAGCCAAACGACGATAGCACCGTCTATTCCGGGCCTATCGCAGTCTCACAGACTACCACAATCAAGGCAATGGCGAGGGCTACGGCGCATTATGACAGCGCAGCGTTGACTGCGGCGTATGTGGTGACGTGATGGCAGATATACAATTCAACCCGACAACCCCGATTTGGTTCTACCAGTTGACATCAACCTACACGCCGGGAGAAGGGCAGACAGAAACATGGTCGCTCGTCACATCTTCCCCGCTTTACTGCGAATGGAAGGGCGGGTTTGGCGACAGGGCAGTACAGGCCGCAACAGCGGGAGTTAACGACATGGCGACGATCCGCACGTTTTATCATCCGACTGTTTACGCGGCGATGCAGACGCAGCGGACAGCTGTTGTGCGGAACTCCATAACAGGGGCGCTGTCAAGCGGTCTTCCGGATGTGAGCAATCCGAACGTGTACGAGCTATGGGGCGGCGTGGACAACAAGAACATGGTGAACCAGATGCTCGAGTTTAGAGTTAGGAGGTTTGAGGGAGTGTAATGACAGACGTTAGAACGCAGCTCCAGATGCTCCTTGACGGCGCTCTTTACTCCGATGGGGTTATGTCATACTGGGGAGAAAAATCAGACGTTCCGAGCACCACGCAGATTTACGCGGTCTACATGGTTTCAAACGACTCCAACCCGGACTACGCGGATGACGCGCCGTTATCCAGAGAAATGTACTGCATCATCAAACTGTACTACCTAAAAACGCTGGTCGGAACGTCGGCTGGGCGAACGAGAATCAAGGGATACGAAACAGCTATCAAGTCGGCACTGATTGGTGCCGACTTTGTTGTATCCAGTTTCGACGATAACGACCCGGCTGACAGCTACGCGGCGATTGTGATTGAAGCGACGTTGGGCGAGGTGATCTGATGGCACAGTTCCACGTTGAAGGGCTTGACGGGCTAGAAGATTTTTTTGGAAACATTGCCGCTATACCAGATAAGGTAATCGACAAGATGCTCAACGCAGAAGCGGACGTTTCGGTAATTGCGCAGAAGCGCACAACTGCATCAATGTGGAGCGGACCATATTCAACCGGCGTTAGCTCAAACTCCATCAAAAAAGGCCGGCCAAAGAAAACCAAAGACGGGCGGGTCGTCAGTATCACATTCAAAGGCTCTCGTACGCGTGCGAACACAACAACATCGAACGCGGAGATAGCTTTTGTGCAAGAATTCGGTAAGCGCGGGCAGGACGCCCGCCCAGCAATCAAAACAGCAAATGAAGGATGTGCCGACGAAGCGGTAGAAGCCGCTGGCGTTGTCTTTGACGAGTTTTTAAATTCATTCTAAAAATATAACTGGAGGTAAATTATTTATGGCAAAAATCGGTATGAAGTATTGGGGATGGGCACCGTTTAATGTTGCGGATACGGCAATCGCCCTTCCTACATACACGGCTGGATTTAAGCTCGGCGAATCAGTAAAGGCTGATTTGGCCGTAACCAACGCAGAGGGCCAATTTTACGCAGAGGATGCCCTGACAGAGGATGTTTCAGAGTTTTCGAGCGGCGCAATTACCGGCGAGGTGGATGAGCTTACTCTCGCAAAACAAGCAACCATCTACGGCGCGACAATCGTCAACGACGAGCTAGGGTTTGCGAGCGATGACACGCCTCCTTTCGGAGGGACCGCATATTCTCAATACCTGATGAAGTCCGGCGTGAAACGGTATCGCACGTTTTTCTATCCAAAGGTTAAGGCAAAGATTTCTAACGACTCTTCTACCACAAAGACCAATAGTTTTACGTTTGGTACGGAGCCGATCAGCCTGACTGTTTTCCAGCCGTTGTTTGGTAAGTGGAGATACGTCAAGGACCATGCCAATCTTGCGTCGGCTCAAGCGTACATTGACAGCAAGCTGGGCATTGCCACATGGTATAACGTCAATTTGCTCGTTTCAGGCGCATCTGGAAGCGAAGCTGCCGTTGCATCGGTTCCGGCCGTTGCATCAGGTGGATCGTTTACTATTACGATTACAGGAACCATTACAAAACTATATGACAATGGTGCTGATGTAACCGAGTCAATCTCCAGCGGAGTATATACCGTGTCCACCATGGCTG